TAAATAATCTATATTTGCAACGAACGTGGTTGTGAAAGAATAGAAACCCCCATACTGTAACGAAACAGCCAAGGGTAAACGTAAACAGCTTCAAGGATAAAGGAGTCGGTTTTAAGGGGTTGGCCCCCTACCGATTCTGAACGCCGGCCTGTGCTGAAAATCGTCATCTCTCATGTGGTGTGAGTTGATGCTTTAAAACAGGCATTCCGGACCTATCCGTCGATGGGAATGAAAAATAGGAAAAATCGCAATTTATGCAGAGCGTACTTACCTAGACGCTGAGCGATGGGATGTTAAGCACTGTTCCCGCAGTGTATTCCACGTGGTAAGTATATGCATAACATCTGTGGATTGGGGAGTAACCTCTCAGATCTACCTGTTCACTCGAATGAGCCTTTTTATGGGAATTGGTTGGGACGTAAAGTCTTTAGTAGCCCAGGTGAGCTACTATCAGGAGAGTTTATTGTTGAAGGTTGGAAAGTTATGGATCCAGCTGCAGATGAATAAGTCCTACTCGTGGTAGGGGTAGGCAGGCGTGGGGTGACTCACGCTGCGCCAGTGTTTCGAGCATACGCGTAAAGTACAGGTCATGCTGTTTCTACGCACTCGGATGACTGTTAGTCAAAGACTTTCGGACATGGAGGAAAGACTCTGGGGATGCGGCACTCCCGAAACCGTTCCACGAACCAGACAAACCTAATATAAGTATGACATCTAAAACGACTGTTACTACAACGAATAATGATGGAGGTGATTCACTTAGTAGCAAATTTGATCATACGACCGACAGCGATGTGCGCTCAATTGACCCTTCTCCTCATCTACCTGATACTATTGATGATGCAGAAGAGGCGAGACTTAGAGCAGCTGATGAGGAAGATTCTTCTGACAGCGACAATGATGGTGCCGATCAGTCCGAGATTCTGGCGTTACGTCGTAGCGCCAAGGCTCGGCTTAGGGACCTCGTTGATTCGGTCAGTATTCCTCCTGGCGGTCCTCGCCAGCGTCTGGAGTTTGTGAAAAGTATGCTTGACCTTGATGAACGGTTGCAAACCGTAACAATGGCAAGGAGCATAGCTAAAAAATTCGTCACTGCAGGTTTTGAGAAAGCCCGAGACCCAAAGTATTATGAAACTGCTTTGGAGTATGTGGTGGCGTTGGAAGGAGGTAAAAGTACCGGCCGCGGACAGTTTGTTCGAGATGTCTGGGCCTTCTTCTATACTGACGCCTATCGTGGTGCACCAGCTCGAGAACAGCTATACGAAGCAAAGCAAAAACTCGAGACTGAAGTGCAAGCCAATAAGCTCCCGGCCAGACATGTGAAATGGTATGCTGGAATGTTGGAGCGATTTGCATTTAATGAGAGGCGAACTTGGAAGTTCATTCAGGAAAATTACACCTATGCAACATTGATAGGTGCTTGTTTTTTCCTAGCCATTTGGCCCTGGTTTTGGGGCATTGGCATTCTCGCAGGATGGTCAGTCTACCGTATCTATAAAGTATACGATGGCATCCGAGCGGGCACCCAACTGATGAAAAACATCATATATTGCCTGGTGGCTATATGTTCGTTGTTCATTCTTCTTGGGTTGTACCGCTTAGTGAAAGGACGACCACCTGAGCCGCAGTGGCGGCAAGAAGGAAAAATAGGTAGAGCCTATAAAGATCGACAAGCTAAGAAAAGGGCCTTATCGGATCGAGAAAAGGACGTATCCGGATTTGGTTGGAATGGATACACCATCGCGGCGATGTCTGCTCTTGTACTTTCGTCTATTGGTGTTATCGTCTTGCCTTTTATGGGTTTCGTCGATGCTGGTAAATACGCCGCAGCAGGAAAGAACCTTAGTCACTCTGCTAAGAGTGCAGGCACCCTTATGGATTCTGTGGGTGCTCTTTGTAAAGGGTTTTTCTCTCGTGAGCAACAAGGAAGAGTCAATGATGTCCATTTTATTACTGCACAAGGTAGTATGGGACGAGTTATATATTATTCTTCTGAGCCCATCACTTGTAACAAGAATTGGGTTAAAGTTTGTCAGCAAAAAGATCCAACCACTGGACGAGCTATATGGATGGTTACTGAAGCTTGGCCTGCGGGTCAAATGGAAATTTGGTGTCATCAGCAAGCGCTTGGCGCGCTGCTTTCAGGGCAGCTTGTTCGAAAAGAGCCGGAAGATCTTGTCCGTCTTTTTTGGGATGACAAAAAGATGGAACCTAATGCTAAACCTACGACACTTGCTAGTGATAAAACACCGGACGTGTGGCCCGAAGAAGAGATATGGGGTGGGATTTCTACCACTACCGTTAAAGAATTGTTGGGATCACTTCAAGATAAGCAATCTAAACTTGCTGAGGATGAAGCTATGGCTAGTGGTGTTGCTAGAACTCCTCTCGCACAGCGCAAACATGATTCCTGGACTTGCACGAATAAATCGTGTATGGAATGTAACGTGTTCGAGCGCGGCCAGCGCGATCAATATTTTATGTCTCTGGTGGATAAAATTGTCGATGAACGCTCCAAAGGCAAAGAAAAAAGCGAGAAGAAAGAAACCTACGATGCTTTTACCGAAGCAGTCGCCCCGCAGGAATTTGGTTGGGGTTCCTCTACGACATCTCCGACCGTCACTATTCATGGATCTACGCAAGGATCTGCAGAAATAGGATGGAATTATGGAGCAATGGATGAAAAACCGGCCGATTTTAAAGCGGAGGCAGGTCTTGATGATAGAACCACTAAAGAGAAAGCTAAAGCTAGAATTCAGCAAGAATATATAGCAGCTAAGGACCAGATGGTCCAGTTGGGTGTGGCTTTTAGAGAACGATGTTGTGGCGTCAAAAATTATTTTTGGGAAGGAATTCCTGGCAAGCTCAGATTGGGTTTGTTGGTGTTTATTCTCATAGGTTTTTGCATAGCCATGACGTTAGTTGTGCAATTGATCCGTAAACGAAAGAATAAGGGATTTAAGGCTGAGGCCGACTTTACCCTTAAATATGATGATGGCACAGATGTGCCCGATTCTATAATTGCAGGATCGTTGTTAAGAGTGAAGCCAACACCTGAATCGGAGGCGAAATCATATAATATTTTTACGAATTTAACAGGTGCGCTCCGAAATTACGCTTGGTCGGCAGGCCAACACCGAGGACAACTCACAAGACGTGATGGGACACGCGTAGTAGTACGTGATGTGGTGTTGGATGTTGCCAGGGATATAGAAGGTCGAGGGCGATATCGGCCCGAAAGTGAATGGCGAAAGAAGTATGAGCAAAAGGGTAATGAAATTTACCGAAGGATTAAGCGGCATTGGCAAAACGCAAAACCGGAGAACGCAAAAGATCTTTGCGTTCATGGTCCGGATTGCCCGGTTGCTCCTTTGAAAAATACGTCCTGCGTGGAATCTTGTCATGCCAATTGCCATGGAACACATTGCCATCACACAGAGAAGTGCATTTTGGAAATACAAAAAATTGATTCCCCAACAGTGGGGGTTCCAGTGCACGTTCCTTCTATGCCTATAGAAATAATGAAGCATGAAGACACCTTTGCAATAGTACCCAGAGTAGAAGAAGGGGAAGTAGAACAAGTCCCTGTCTGGGTGCAAGAAGCATGGGTGGCTGTGGAACAATCACAACGATATGATCGATCAATGCGCGCAAAGTTACCAGATGGTCATACAAAGAATGCAGTGACCGTGAAGAGATATAAGAACGCACTGCATTGTCCAGCTCACGCCATTCAAGGATGTGAAGAGCGAGGAGTCAAGTCCATGGATCTATGGTCCCCAGGCGGTGGCTCATTTACTCTTTTGCGTCCAGATGGAGGATGGTGGAAAATGTGGACGAAAGTGAAACATATGGTTGATACAGCAGCCATGCCAGCGCCGTTGGAAGCGGAAAGCTGGCCTGCAATTCCGAATCCGGTGTGTGCGCAACCTGGATCAACATTTCGGGGAATAATTTTCATGCGCAACCCAGATACAGGACGGTGTATGTCCTCTCATTCGGAAGTAGTGTGCACGCCGGAAGGCACGCTTTTGTACAAATTTTCCGGACACACAGACGGTCATTGTGGCTCAACCATAGCCTATGACAATCAGACGTTCACGTCAATCGGAACGCACATCTTAGGTGATGTCAATTCGGACAACTGCAAAGGTGCAGCATACACCCCCAAGGGTATGGCAGAGTTGGAAGCACTCTCGGCCATGTCCGCAATTTCGCGGAAGGGGTTAAACTAAGATGGGGCGCCCGCCTCGAACTGCCACTCGCCGCGTTTAGCGCGATGGGAATAGAGTGGCGGAAACCCACGAAAGTGCCAGAGAAGTTGGAGCCTTTTGTGATCTGTGAGTCAGACACGGGGTATCCTACTTCGGTGATTAGGCCAGATGGTGACTGGGCTCGATATGTTGAAGAAGAATGGAAGGATGAAGTCGGCTGGACTATGTCCGGCGGATATGCTCCTACCATTTTCGACATTGAGGTACTAGTTAAACAGCTGGAATATTTCATCACTCCGGCACGTGGGCCTCAAAATTTCGAGGCGTGGCGCGGAGGGTGTGCGATCTTGCAAGAAGCCCTCCAAATTGAGATAGGGACTATTAGTGAATATACTATGCAGGAGGCAGTGTTCGGATCTAATGACGGCCTGTTGGCTGCGATACCATTCGACACTGGCTCTGGCTTTGGTCTTCACAAATTAGCTCCCAAGAAATTAGAGCTCTTCTCCGATCATTTGGATTTTCTCATTTATCTACTCTACGATGACTGGGAAAGGTTGGGGGATGAATCTCGATCTTTGTTAGTATGGCCTCCTAAAGGCTCTCTTAAGGATGCTCGACTACCCGTTGAAAAACTAGCAAAGAAAAAAGGTCGCTTGTTCTCTGGAAGTAATACTATATCTTCCGTAAGCGGTCGTAGAGTAATGGGCAACTTCGTAGGGAAGTTTGCTGAGCGCTCCGCGAAGGGCGGATTTTTTGGGGTAGTCTCCTATGTGTTGGCACGTGGTGGTTGGCATGACTTAGTACGAGAATTGACTCAAGACTTTGTTGTCACCGAGGTAAATGATTTTGACGTTGCTCACTGGGACAAGGATTACATACGCATAGTGCAGTATCACGTGATGATAGCAGTGTGTATGTTAGCCGCCGATCCATTGCACAAAATAAGATTATGGCGGCATTATGAGCGCGTATTTGCATCACCCATTTTTGTAACAATAGCGGGATGGTTAATGTATCTCTTTAAAGGTTGGCATTCAGGAGATATAGCAACTGTAGTGATAAATTCACTTGGGCAAGCGCTCGTGTATATGTATATTTTTTGCCAATTTACACCGAAAGAAATGTGGACATACTCCCACTTCAAAAGAAATATTTTCTTGAAAACGATGGGAGATGATGGAGCAAACACTCTTTCCGTGACGTTTGAATCTTCCTTGCCGAGAGGTTGGGTTGACATAGTCATTGAAGGATTTGCCGAGTTTAATTGGGAGGTAGAAATGCCGCGCGATCCACAGCGCCCTGGTAAGGTAGATGATGATTTTAGTTTTTCTGGACATAAATCCTTACTGGTAACAGTTCCCACCATGGTGGGAGAACAAACATATGCTCTACCCGTTCTCCCGTTTCCGGTCGTTTTGTCGATAAATGAATGGCGAAAATTGAAAAAATCGCCAGACATACCTGAAGCGGTGAGAGATTTGGCGCGGTATCAAGCCGCGTGGGAGAGAGCATTTCCATATTTGTGGCACAAAGATGAAGATAAAAAGAACTTCGCAAGAATAGCGTGGTTTTACTTGTGCCGAAAAAGGGCAACCTGCTTAGTCTCTGTGAGCGAGCTAACGCGTAAAGCAGCCGAAGGTTTGCCGTCTATAATGGATCTCATTAGGCTGTATTTTCCCCCCCTTGTTGATGTCTTCGCGATCAATCAGGAGGTGCTACACCTCTTAGCGTAGGCCCGGGGGCGGGGATAGTCCCCACTCGTGGCAAGTATTGTGGTCCTGGCCATCCTAATCATTCTAGGTATGATGAGAAACCAGATGATCACGTGGATGCGGTATGTATGGACCACGATATGTGCTACGATGTTGGAATAAATCGATCTAACTGCGATGAAGCTATGTCAAACTCGCTTCGTGAAGTCAATGACTCTGGAGCGTCTTTAGGTTGGTATGGCCATGCAGCTGAGTTGT